GTTTGCAGGAGGGAAGCTTTCAGTACAGCTCAATAAGGCTTTAGAAAAAGTCACTGAAAACATTCAGGATCCCAACACAGATGCACAGAAGGTAAGAAAGATTAATGTATCAATCTCTCTTCGTCCAAACGATGAGAGAAATTTTGTATCAACTACAGTTGAAACGAAGTTAAGTCTTGCACCAGAACTTGGAGCTACAACAGCACTGAGTATGGGCAGAGATCTTCACACCGGAGAGGTTGAAGCGGTTGAAATCTTTAACCAGATTCCTGGTCAGATGAATGTTGATGATGTGATCGACCAGGAAGAAGATGAAACACCGAAAGCTTTTGATCCGGATACTGGAGAGATCTACGAACCAAGCAACAAAGTGATTGATTTAAGAAAAGCAAAACAGGCATAAAACAGGAGGATACATAACAATGGATAATACATTTTTAAGAGAAGCAATCGAAAAGATCGAAGAACTGACAGACAGTGCAAGAGAGCCACACGTTGTAGAAATCGCAGGAAAGACTTATTGCGATAAATCTATGTCACGATATGACAGAGAAGAGTTTGCAGAACCATTGACAGCTACAAGTCTTAATTCACTGATCGATTATATCAGTGGAAAGAGTGAAGAGTTAAGAGAATCTATGATCATTCACGTAGAATCTCCAACAAGAGTAAGATTACTATCTGGTCTTACACAGGAAAGAAATCGAGAAGAATTATTCCGCGTAGGTACAAATCCAAATGGTTTTGATTTCGATCATTACTATGATCAGGAAGCGTTTGTAATCAACATGCAGACTGCCTTTAAACAGAGTGATGAAACAGAACTGATTCTTTCAGTTGCTGGAAATGTAGAAAATAAAACAGTGGCCAACTATGGAGATGATGGAGTCAGCCAGAAAGCTACGATCACAAAAGGCATTGCAGGAAAAGAAGATGTGATCGTACCGAATCCGGTAACACTTCGTCCATATCGTACATTTTTGGAAGTAGAACAGCCAGAAAGCAAATTCATCTTCCGAATCAGTGAAGGTTCTAACGGAGAACCATTATTCAAACTTGTTGAAGCTGATGGTGGTCTCTGGAAGTATGAAGCAGTAGATGCTATCAAGAAATATTTAACAGTGAGTTTACCGGAAGAACTGTTAAAAGTGATCACGATCATCGGGTAACAGTTATGGAGACAGTTAGATTTACAGTCCCTGGTGCTCCGAAAGGAAAAGCCAGGGCAAGAACTGTCCGTAGTAAAAAAGGTGGAACTTTCTCATATACGCCAGAAGGTACTATGTTGTATGAGAATCTGATCAAGTGCTGTTACAGGCAGGAATCAAACAACATCATTTTTAATGACGGACAGCCTTTAAAAGTAACGATCATAGCTTATTATCCGATCGTTAAGAGTACAAGCAGGAAAAAGAAACAACAGATGTTGGAAGACCTTATGTTTCCAACGAAGAAACCAGACATTGATAACATTGCAAAAAGCATTCTGGATGCATTGAATAAATTAGCATACAGAGATGATACGCAGGTTGTAACGCTGCATATGGAAAAGCATTATGCAGAGGACCCACGAGTTGAAGTAGAGATAGAAGAAATCAAATAAGAAAAGGAGAATCGTTTTGGCCAGACAGAAAAAACAAGGCATCGATTATTTTTCTTTGGATTGCGATTTCTTTTCGGATAGGAAGATAAAGATCTTGAAATCCAGATATGGAGCAGACGGGATCACAATTTTCATTTATCTTCTTTGTGAAATATATAGAAATGGATATTACATCATTGTAGATGATGATTTTTACTATATCGTGTCAGATGATCTGAACATGAATAGTGATAAGGTGAAGCAAGTCTTGACATTCTTATTGGAACGGTCGATGTTTGATAAACAGCTTTTCCAGTCGGACGCTGTCCTGACTTCTGCCGGAATACAGAAGAGATTCCAGTTAGCAGTAAAAACAAGAGCTAAGAAGAATCCAATAAAAGTCGACAGGTTCTGGCTTTTAAATGAAGAAGAAACAGAACCTTTTATTAAAGTTACCCATTTTGAAGATAATTCTGAGAATAATACGGATAATTCCAAGAAAAATAATGATAATTCCCGAGAAGAATCCCTAAAGGAAAGTAAAGGAAAGGAAAGTAAATATTATTATAGCAATCCAGATCTGAACAGAGAGTTCTGTCTTTATCTTGATATGAGGAATCATACTGGACCAACATTATCTGCAGAACAGATCAATGCCTTGAAAGAAGAACTAGATTCTCTGGCTGAGAATGATTCTGATAAGTTGGGCATTGTAAGAAAAGCATTTGGTGGAGGATATAAGAGTTTCTTCCCTACATCAAAGAAACGGAAGAAATCAACACCGAAACCAAAGAAAGAAGAAACTATACACAATTTTACACAGCGAGAAGTCAAAGATTGTGAGTTTGAGAATCTGGAAAGACAGTTATTAAAGAAACAGTTAGGAGATGACATAGTGTATGGATAGGATTGAACAGACAATCAGTAGTGTTGAAGTTGCTGAGATGGTAGGTAAAGCACATAACAAACTGATGAGAGACATAAGAGAATACATTGATCAATTAGCACAGTCCAATCTTGGACACGACGAATTTTTCAATGAATCAACATATGTAGATAATAACAATCGAACTCGACCTTGTTACCAGATCACAAAGAAAGGCTGTGAATTTATCGCTCATAAACTCACAGGAATTAAAGGAACCGAGTTTACAGCAAGATACATTGAGCGATTTCATGACATGGAGCAGTTGATTGCAGATCATATACCTCAAGGAAAAGAACTATTAGCTTTGGCTGTCCTGGAAGCTAACAAGACAATTGAAGAGCTTGAGAATAAAAATACAGCACTGCTTGAAGATAATCAGCGTATGAAGCCAAAAGAAGTGTTTGCAGATGCTGTAACAGAAAGCGATACGTCAATTTTGATCGGAGAGCTTGCAAAGATTCTTAGACAAAATGGCGTGAAGACTGGTCAGAACAAGTTGTTTCAGTGGATGAGAAACAATGGTTATTTGATCAAGAGAAAAGGATCTGATTGGAATATGCCAACACAACGAGCGATGGATATGGGATTGTTCGAAATCAAAGAAACAGTGATCAATCATCCAAATGGTTCCACGAAGATCAATAAGACACCAAAGGTCACTGGTAAAGGGCAGCAGTATTTTATTAATAAGTTGCTTGCTGCAAGCTGAGAAAAAATGAAGCATCCGGTTGATCTCTGTCCGTAGCAACCAACAACCAAGATTGTTGTAAAAAAGTCGTAGTAATAGTCGTGGTAGTTGTGATTTTGGGGATGATCTTAAGCGACAGGGCGTAAAAAGATGATCACATATGCGGACAGAGATCAGCCGGATGGACTGAATTATATACCACAGTAACTATTAACCGCATAAGAAACAGCCAGTATAAGCCATGAGCCTGCTGCCTAAGGCAGTGGGCAGAAAGGAGAACTGATGGCAGATTACAGCAAAGGATTTAAAAGACGTGTTGTACAGTTATGGATCCAACATGGTATGTCAACAAATGAGATCAGCAGAACATCAGGTATCGATCACAAAACGTTGATGAAGTGGTATAAGCGTTTTTACCCTGAGATAACAGGGGGGGGGGCAAACGAGACAAAGTGCAAGGATTTAAGATGGCACTATATAGGCAATTGTGCCGGATACCATAAGTAAAGGAGTACGATCAGACAGTTTGGTTCTTTACCTGAGGGATTCTTCAAGTAACTATTAACCAAGCAATCAATACCAAACATATTTTTTCAGGTTCTTTTAAATGTAATTTCTCAAATATTAGATTTAGTTTTTTACAATTTTCCAAATCAAAAAACGAAGAATCACAAGACTTTATAAGATCGGGCAAAAGATAACAGATCAGCGATCAGAGATAAAGGCGTTGTATCAGGTAAAGAACCAAGCTGTCTGAGAAAACGATATGAGATATAAAGAAAATTTCAAGAAAGGAATGGTCCGGCTGATCATCTCAACAGGGATAAGCTACAAGAAGCTGTCAGAGCTTACAACGATCAGCCAGCCAACATTGAAAAAATGGGATGATGAATACCGGCAGGAGTGCCTGGATGAGAAGAAGAGAGAAACTGAGAGACTAAAGAAGCAGGAAGAAGAGAGCATGAGATGCACGGCGTGGCACCAGTATGGATCCGGTGCAGGTCGGTTTGAGTAGAAGGAGATAAAAATGACAGAGCAAAAAGAACAAGAGATCGTAGATAGAGTTGAAAAGAGAGTTTTAGAAAAACTCGAAAAGAGTGTATGTAAAGAAGATACACAGAAAGTATTACAAGAACCAAGAAATAAATGGTTTAAAGATGCAAATGGATTCGGAACAGATTCGTTAATGGCAAATGCATTGGGAAATTCATTCATAGCATGGAGTGCATGGGAGCAGATTCGGCGATTAACATGTGTTGCTTGCGGAAAGAAATATGTAAGGCAGCTTACAGAAGACGATCATGCAGAAGAGGTATGTGAGCAGATTTGCCAGACAATTTATGATATTGCAATGATGAGAAAGAAGGATGGTCAAAATGGGGAAGCTTGATAAAGAACAAGAAGCCAGAATGGCAGGAATGGCATATGCGTTAGGCATTGCAGAAAAAAAGGGAATTGATGGATTAAGAAAAGAGCTTCAGATGCGAGGAGCATTGAGAGTTGGACTTCTGATCGACAACGACAGATTAGATAAAGCTTTTGAAATCCTAGCAACAACACTCTATGGAAACATCATGACAACAGCATTATCAGCACTGGCAGATAGCGAAGGCTTTGGAGAAAAAAGGCTTCGAAGATTCAAAGAGGCATATGATTATAAATCCATGTGCCTGGTATCTCTGGATCAGTACGCAGAACATTTTGTAACATTTGAAGACATGGCAATTGATTTAAAGAAACGTTATAACATTGACATGAATGCAGAAATGATTGCATCAAACCAGGAAGTGATCGATAAAGGGCGAAGAGTGTTACCGAATGTGATCAAGTTATTGGAGCATGAGAATCAACACGAGGCAGCAGATGTATTAAGAGAACATTTACATGAGGCGGTGGCAGTATGGTAAATAAGAAAGAATTTAAAGGTTACATCTGTGAGATCACAGGCAAGCCAATTAAGGACATGAAGTTGTGTCCGGACAAGCAGCAGAAGCTAAAGGTTCGGATCAAGTGTGATAAGGGATGCGTCTGGTGTGAAAAGGAAAGGAGATAGTGGAGATCTATGTTAATACAAGTCGAAGATAAAACGATTGTGAATATACGATATGTCAGAAGTATATGGATATATGAGCATCAGTACAAAGAAGGGAAAAAGGAATACCTTGTTAAATGTGAGATGACAGAAGAAACAGATGAAACTGTTAAGACCTGCAAGACAAGGGAAGAAGCAGAAAACATATTAGAACAGATACTTAATCAGTACGACAGAGGACAGAGAGTCATTAAGATCAAGTAATTGTTAAAGAAAGTTAAGGAGGAAATGAGATGATGAAGCTAAGAAATGTTGTAAATACAAGAAACCATGGATATGTTGCTATTGATACATGTTATACATTTGATCATGGATTCGAGACGATGGTATTCAAATGCGATAAAAACGGAAATATTATTGATTGGTCGGATTTAGACGTTGATATATATGATAATGCAGAAAAGGCAGAAGAAGGACACAAAGAAATGATTGAAAAATGGAAAAACAAATAAAAGAGGAAAAATAATGGGAAAAGTAAGACAAAGATTAGGAAAAGCCTACATTCATACAAAAGAAAAATCTATCCAGGGTATCATCATCGATGCTCTGGTAAACCATGGATATGACGTGGATGTAGAAGTAACAGATAACGGAATAAACGAAGTAGTATCATGTGAGATTTACGATGTGGGGGGGGGCAGTAAGAAGAATGGTTGAGTTTATTGCAGGATTATTTATCGGAGCAGTTGCAGGAGTGGCAGTGATGTCACTCTGTGCCGCAGCGAAAGAGAGGGATGAGTTATGACAAGGGAAGTATCAATTACTGATAAGCTGACAGGAGTAATAACAGTAAACGACGACCTGAAAAAAGTAAAACAAGAAATGTGCGACGGTTATTGCGTGTATGCAAAAATGACACCACATTTTGACAAAACAAGTGCAGGAGCATGCGTTTTATGCCCACTGAAAAATTATAAGGAGTGATACATAAATGGGATATCAAGATTGTCCATGCGTAAACTGTGATCATAAAGCAGATGGAGAGAAGAGAGTTGCATGTAGAAAGAAATGCACTGAATTTACTGCATGGAAGTTAAGTATGCAGGCAATCAGACAGAAAAGGAAAGTTTTACAAAAGAAACCTGATGAAGCAAAAAGGTGGAAGAAAGATATGGTAGATCCATGTAAAGCCTGTGCAGAGATAAACTGCATGGGCATTTGTGCCGATCAGGTGCAATACAAACAGGAGTACCAGGAGATGACAGATCGGATAAGGCAGCAGATAATAAATCGTAACAGGAGGGGAGAACGTGGACAAGAACGTACTGATCCAATACACAGACATGATTGAAGAAGTAAAAGATATAAGAAAAAGAATCTTGCAAACAGAGAAGCAGATCAGCAGGATTGAGGAAGAAGGAACCGTAAAAGACACAGTAAGCGGTGGCATGGGTGGAATACAGCACTTTGTCGTTGAGGGTATGCCAGTACCAGAACTTAGCAGAAAGAAGCTGCTGCTTAATAAGCGAAAAGCTATGTTGATCGAAAAAGAAAATGAACTTCTGGAACTCATGAATCAAGCGGAAGAATATATAAATAGCATTGAGAAGAGCGAACTAAGAATGATGTTTAGATTTTATTACATTGATGGCATGACGTGGCTACAGGTAGCACATAAGATGAATCAGTTACACCCTAAAAGGCGAGTAGCTTATACGGAAGACAGCTGTAGAATGAGAAATACAAGATTTTTTCAAGAAAATTAGAAAATGTTCGGTTACGTTCGCAAAAAATAGGCTAATATATAGGCTAGAGCGATTAGATGAAGTGATACTTCATAAATGTTCCTTTTTCTTGCTAATAAAAATACGTACAAAATACGCATAAAATTATTGACTTATACGCATTTTGTACGTATAATAAACATATA